TTTTTTCAGATCAGTGCGATTAACAGCAACCCGGTATTGTTTCCATTTTTTCAGCATCGCAACTTCCTCAGGTTTTGCATCGTCTAAATCAACGGCATCTTGAAGTGGCGCGATAGCCAGACCTGCGATTGTTAATAATCGATCCCTTTCTCTTTCATTTATCTCCAGAATCTCTTCTGTAGTGGGTTGATATGGAATCGGCTCAGCAAACACCCCATCTTTGTAAGTCCATCCTGCCTTTGGTGCCGGGTCCATCTCCGTGATGTCATACATTACAGCCACAAAATCAGGGGCGAACCTATTTTTAATATCAATTTCTTTACCATCGGGATCAACTGCCGGGAGGATAATTTCAACCACCTGACCACGTTGTACGAATGCATATATTTTCATCAATTAATACTCCAAAATAACAGCACCAGCATGACCATTACCACCAGACAAAGCAGCTAAGGCATAGCTTGCGGCCCCACCACCACCTAAAGATAGCGAGTTTCGTCCAGTGCCTCCGCTCCGAGTTGAGCCACCAAGAACAGAACCACCACCGGCACCAGCCCCTACATTAGATGTGACCGTTGATGATCCTGCCTGGACGCCTGCGACTGGATGCCTGTGAGCGTCATAGTTATCACGCAGTGACTTAAGTGATGCGTCCTGCGTTTCGGCGTTATCAGTAATGTTACCATCAGCTTTAATGTCGCCAGAGAAGTGAGCCAGTGGCGCGATAATTTCAACCCCATCAGGTGCTACTATCGTGGCCTTTGAGCACGTTATATTCACAGGGTTGGGGGATGTAATGTTTAAAGCGCCATCAGCAAATTCGATGAACTGTGTTGGCTGTCCGTTCAGCAGTCCACCAAGGTAAATAGCATCAGATTGAGAGTGAGTACGATTACTGCCGGGAACTGACTCTTTACGTGCGGCTCGTGCTACTGAAATATCAACATCACTAACAGCAATCAGTCCAATGTCACCGACTACAGGGTTCATGATTATGGCACTATTGCCACGCTGTAATCTCCATACTGGAATATTGTGGATCTGCGAACCTTGAATCATTGTTGCGTCGCTACTTCTGACATCAGCTACTAATGGTAAAACATCAACTACCAAATTAGGAGCCTCACCACGAACGGCGGTTACAGTGGCAATCCTTATAAAATAATTTGAGTTAAGTATTTTATTGAATGATGAAGCGAATGCATCACCATCATTGGACTGGTTTTGCGCTGGAGAATAGAAATTGCTCATTTCTTCTCATCCTTATTAACTTTAAACCCTTGGCATACAGTGTGCCAGGTGCCGCCTTCAGTCCAAGAACTTAGGAAATGCTCTACTACGGTTAATAGATATCTCCCGCTGGCATTTGGTAATGAAGTAACGAGATCAACTTCTCTTCCCTGCGACAAATATGTAGAGAATTGAGTTTGGAAAGTTATTCCGCTTTGGGTGAAAACTGGATATCCGATTAGTCCGCTATCAGGTGACACTAACGGAACAATATCATCTACCGCTGAACCAGCTGGCCACACAGTGATTACATTATCGAAAACCCGATACCATAAGCCATGAGCTAGGCATATATCCCTTACCTGATCCATTGGGCTTCCAGAGAAGTGAGGGTTTTGTGCAACTATCCCATTAAGTCTGCTGGCATTAAGGCTGAATCCAAAAATATTACATATGGCACTGAGCATTGATTCAACTGGGACTGCCCCCGGCTGAGAAAAGGCGCTTGATGATGCTGTCTTTAGGCTTAATCCAGAAATTGCATTCATTACTAATGCAGTTTCAGGCTGCGCATTCATATTGGCGTAACTAGCATAAATCCCGCCAGAGAAAATTTTATTATTCCCAGTGTAAATGTTTACGCTTATATCTTTTGTTGGCGTATAGACACCAATACCTTTCCCAGATAATGATGCCAACCTATCAATACTTAGGCCGAATATCATTATCTCGGACTGAATACCACCGTAATTCCCATAAGCACCATATCTAAACGATGATTTAACATTACCTATAGATATTTGGTCGTTCCCTTCTTCATCAAAAGTTCCATTAGATAAAGCGAATTCATATCGGAGTTCTTTTTTACTGTACAAGTTCAGCCTCCGTTATAAAATAAAGTGGAAATCTATTTGAAAGCCCATCCCACTGAGGATTAGACTGACCTTCATTATCAAGAAAAAATAAATCACCTTTAAATCCCAAATATTTATAACGGACAATCTTATTGGCATACAGGCATGGAACTCCCTGTAAGATCGGATTTCCATCAACAGTGAGGTCCATATATATAAAGCTATCTCTCTGGATTAGACGAATTAAACAGTTCTGCCCGTCAAGCGTGACAAATATCGCCTGAGATTTTTTATTTTCAATAGATAATGTATTCATGTGATGGCTTCATTTATTAGATTTACAAAACTTGTCACCTTGTTACTGGCAGACGTTGCCGTTTTTAGTAGAGGTTCTTTTACTGTTTCCACAGCCGAGGTAAATCCTGAATTTATCTCACCACTGACATCATCAGTCAGATCGCCAAGCGATTTCTTCAGGTTTGTCCACGATGTTTTAAGCTCATCCAGTACCGATGGAGTCGACGCTCCATTATTAGCATCAGCACCAACCCCCACGTTACCATTCTGAATCTTGTCATTAGTTATTTTATCTTTTGATTGCTGGCTAGATAATGAGACCTCCATCTGTTGCCTTATCTCTTCAAATATCAAACTAACAACTAGCAACGAACCCCCCCGTTTACTATTTACTGAATACCTAATGGAATTGGTAGCTGAGGTGTGTACAGGTCAATCCCCTGAAATTTTCGGCAAGCCATTGGAATGGGGAAATAACCACGAAGATGAGGCAAGAAGCCTATTTGAATTTACCACCGGCAAACAGGTTTCTACCGTGCCAATTATTTTCAAGGATGAAGATATGCGCACGGCAGCCAGCCCGGATGGGTTAGTTGATGATGGTAATGGGTTAGAAATTAAGTGCCCGTTTACCACGCCGGTTTATTTAGATTTTCTCGTCAATGGTGAAATCAAACCTGAATACATCGCTCAGTGCCAATTCAGCATGTGGGTAACAGGCCGCCAAGGATGGCATTTTGCGAACTATGACCCACGCATGAAGCGAGAGGCAATTCACTATGTCACGCTGGACCGTGACGAAAAAATGATACGTCAATTCGATGAACATATTCCTGAGTTTGTAAGTGCCATGGACGGCGTCTTATCTGACTTGGGTTTCGTGTTCGGGGAACAATGGCGACTGCCATGAGCCACCCTCATGACCACATAACAGTAGGTCGCATAACTCTCGTTTGCTCATCAAAACACCACGGATGGGTTACCCCTTACAACCAAGTCATTAAAAACCCGTTTATAGCGCAACGGACTGCTGAACGGATTAACTCAAATCTGAAATTGTCACTCGCTGCCAACGGACTGGCAGCCTAATCCCCCCAATTAAATAACCTGACAGGAATTCTCATGGGAGATATGCGCGAGGTATTTGACCAGCATAAGCAGGTAGATAAAGAGCGGAAAATAACCGTAGCTGCGCGTAATCGGCAGCAATTAAAAGATGCAGGAATCAGCACGGACGCTGAGCAGTCCAATGGTTCATTAAGAATTACCAGCAGTATAGGAATAGTGATGTTTTACATGACTACTGGCCGTTGGCAGTTCAAGGATACGGTAGCAGAGCGCCGACTGGTTCCCGTTAGCGAGGTATCACCGAAATGGAAACCGCAATAGAGAATGCTATCCGCTCTCAGGCCCGGCAAGCCTACGCAGAAATAATAGAAGTAAAAGCGAAATATCCAATCTCAGAACACGATAAACACTTCACTAGAATACTCGACCGCTACGCAAAAAAAATCACCTCTCTACCCCCTAACACTTTTCCTGCAAAGCTCTGGCTAAGTTATTACGTCCGTCAGATTGATAAAGAGATAAGAGGCCAGCTATGAATGATGATGTTTTCAATTTGTCACAAGCCGCCGCATTTCTTCACCTTAGCCCCCGCGCGGTGAGGGCCAGAATAAAGAGCAACCTGATATCGGCGTCAAAGTCAGGGATCAATGGAGGGGGAAAACTTCTCATATTTAAATCGTCATGTATTGAATACGTCAGGCATCAGCAGCAAACTCACCAGGTGAATGCAGTTGAAGGCCAAGCAGAAGGAAAAACTGAATGGCACTCAAACAAAGGTACGGGGTATGGCACTGTGATTTCGTTACGTCAGGTGGGAAGCGCATTAGACAAAGCCTTGGCACAACGGACAAGCGGGAAGCTCAAGAGCTCCATGACAAACTAAAGTCTGATATGTGGAGGACAGACAAGATCGGAGAGGCTCCGGTTAAATTGTTCGAAGAGGCGTGCTTACGCTGGATAATTGAGAAAGGACACAAGAAATCGCTGGATGCTGATAAGTCTAAAATTGGGTTCTTTCTGCCAATATTTAGAGGCAAGCCATTATCCAGCATCACAAATGAGCAAATCCAAACAGCAGTTGCCGGGATGACAAACAGGAAGTTGAGAGATAATTGGGAGAGCCAAAGGAATAGGCTAACTCGCCTTGGTAAGCCAGTTCCACCATACAAACCGAGTCCTGTTAGTCAATCAACCCGGTATTCTCACCAGGCTTTCATGAGGGCATTACTCCGGATCGCCGCCAACGAATGGCAATGGTTGGATTCGGCCCCAAACGTGAAAGCTCGGCAGCCCAAAAATAGGCGCATCAGGTGGCTAACCCATGAGGAAGCAAGGAGGCTTGTTAATGAAATGCCTGACCACTTTAAACCGGTTGTTATCTTTGCTCTGGCAACCGGGTTGCGGCGGTCAAACATTCTTGATCTGGAATGGTCGCAAATTGACATTCAGAAAAAGATTGCCTGGATACACCCAGAGGATGCTAAAGGAGGTAGAGCGATCGGGGTGGCGCTGAACGATACGGCTTGTGCAATTTTGCGCGGGCAGATTGGAAAGCATAATCGCTGGGTTTTTGTTCACATGTCATCTTCAGTAAAGCCAGATGGTAAATTAACACCCGAAATAAGGAAAATGAGAGTTGACGGAAATAAGGCTTGGAAGGCGGGATTAAAGAGAGCGGGAATAGAAGATTTTCGTTTTCATGATTTAAGACATACGTGGGCAAGTTGGCTTGTTCAATCCGGAGTTCCATTATCTGCATTACAAGAAATGGGCGGATGGGAAAGTATTGAAATGGTGAGAAGGTATGCACACCTTTCACCAATTCATTTAACTCAACACGCGAGACAAATAGATGGAATATTAAATATCAATGGCACGAATATGGCACGCGAATATATTCAGGATATATTTAATATAGTCTAA